CCTGTTGTCGCGGGCATCTCCGCCGGCTTTTCCTCATCGCTCTCGCTTTCAGCTCCACCCTTCTTGGTCTTGTGCCACGTCTTCTTGGCAGCCATGATCACCTGCTTGAGACCCTTACCCTTCTCATAGGTACCCTTGGACTTCATTTGCTTCATCGTCTTCTTGATGTGAGCGAGCCACTTGTTTGCCATTTTATTGTTTAACGCAGAAGAAGTTCTCGACCAGAGGGAGAAGTTCTCGACTGAGAAGGAGAAGTTATATCACAATCGACTTATCGCCAGTAGCTGGATTTGAATCATAAATAGGAGAAGTATGAGCCATGGGTTGAAATGAATGTGTAGCAGGGTCGGGCAAGACAGCTGTCTTTGCTTCAACTGGCTTGTACCTCAATTCTTCAGGCTTCAATATAACACTGCCCTGCTGAAACTCGCTAATGTAGAGTTCCATCATGTCATCAAGTGATCCATAGTTCATTAAGTTCCATTGGCAACCGTACGAGAACAAGATAGTCGGATTATTGTTCTTCAAATCTGGCAATGGATCAGGAACAACCATAGTAATATTTGTACGATTTGAATTAATTAGCTCATCATGATCATAGGGTTGGGATGCCTGCATATAGGTTAATCTACGCAGATTAGATGTATTCCATGACAAGTTTACTAGTTCTTCGAATGTTGTGCCATTAATATTACCACCCGATACAATGATCAACTTGCCTGCTACAACACATACAGGTTCTTGAGCAAGATTTTTGTTACCTTGACCCTTAAAGGCATATTCAGGACCAAGCATATAGCGTTGGCATGTGTTTTTTAGTATACCTGCGCAGGCATCCATTACATTTCGCTTGTCAGTATGGAATACTATGCTCAAAACAAAAGGATCACTTGATAGAGGCGTATCTACCTTGTTAAAGGCAGCATTAGCAACAGCTACACAACATGATTCAAAAGAAACAGAATTCTTTGCGTAATCGTACCCTAAAGTTTCATTCTTTAATCCGACAACTGGAGCATCGTTGTCTCCGGCATATACATCTAGTTCTATTAGACGAGCACCAGCTTTTATAGCAAGGGTAACTGTTGTGTCAGAAATATAATCATAAGATGAAGATCCAGGAAATACGGAATAAGCTGATGAAGCTAGATAGTAATCACACAATTTGGTATTGTCATTTGTTGGACAACCAAGTGGAGCTAAATCAGTAACCTTTTTGTACGTATTAAAGTTGGTTTTTGCGATCATTTTTACGGTTTCTGGATTTCCTCTAATGGCTGGCCAAAGCCCAAAAACAACAGCAACAGCAACAACTACTAGAAGAGCAACAAGGTAAAATATAGATGACGGATTTTCTCGCACCATTGCGACAGTAGACTCCATCTTATTATTTAATCCCCGTTAAAAAGAAGCCTACGGAATACATTTATTACTTCGTCAGGGATCTTCTCATCCATTGGAATTTCATTTAAGCAGCAATAGTGGAAGTATATCGAGTACATGCCACACTCTGAATCTTTGAATTGGTGGCGAGTTGTATTATAAGTTGTCAGCATAGGCTTATCATGAACTCCCGTTTGATCCCACTCATCTTTCCAGCGCTTCATGAGCCGCTGAACTTCCTTTTCGGGTTTCTTTGAGTATGAATCAAAATAAGTAACTCTTGGCTCTTCAAGCTCGGGGCTGATATCACAAAACAAAGCAAACCAATGTTCTCCAGGACCAGTATGGACATCTGTATTAAATATAATCCCAATCTGCGTCTTTCCTTTACGGTATAAATCACGCAGTTTTGTAGAACATAATGCGTCTACTAAGCAAGTACCAGTTGGCGATTTCAAATCAAAATCAATTGGGATACAACCTAAAAAAGCATAGTTCTTGAATAGTTTTTGATATCCTTTTTCTACACGTTCAATGTCAACAGATGATAACCATTCAGTAGGTTTTGTAATCCATGCGTCGGGAGCTTTAGGACGTTGAAGCATATGTGATATGACACATTCAGTGCGGCCAGTTTTACAGTTAGAATGAAATCTTTCTTTTAGCCCTTTCCAGATTTCTTCAGGAGTTCCATCTGCTATAGGAGTTTCTTTGGGATGTTCGGAATTGTAAACCTTGCGTAGATGACGTATTTCGTCTTCGCCGAACATTATTGTATTTAAAACGGATTTCTTTACATAGACAATATACTCTGAAAAATGCCACCCACTGCCAGTTTGAAATATAACCTTGATGCTGGCACCGTGAATTTCAGCATGACTGGACTTGACGGAAATCCCTACATTTACCTGCTTGACATTGAAGAGCTGGAGTTCATGCAGGTGTTCCGGACAAACGACCCACGCCGGTTGTACAAGTATGGTCTAACAGCAGACAAAAATGGGTTTGGCTACTATGCCAAACTTGACATTCGCGAGAAAAGGTATGAGGACAACCTCATTGTCCTTCCCACAGCTGGTCTCGCACTCTTTGTGAAGCGACGCCTAGCAGATATCCGCAATCAGTACATGGAAAGCCTGTACTACGAATAAAAACGGATTTTTAATTTATAGAAATTGGGTTCTCAGACCTCGATTAGTGATATAAGACTGATTGGGTGGAAACACTTCAAGACTCATCTAAATTCGGACTGGTAATCCGTTTAGAAGTAGCGTTGTGTGGAAATCCTTTAAAGCCATAAAGCTGATTAAGATCTCGAGCAGACATGTAGCTGCCACCTGTTAAGTGGTGGCTGTGGACTCTGATATGGAGGTGACTTAGGTCATCACATCTGTACACGGAATGGTGTGTACAGACTTTTAGGTTACCAAAATTTGAAAGAAGGAAAGTTAATGAATTTGAAAGAGTTCAAAGACGTGGACGTAGCAAAAGTTACGACATATTCGCAAGCGTACACGGCTTGAGGATGGGAAAAGCAGATTAACAGTCTGCTATATCGGGAGATATTGAAATAAGGAGGTAGTCAGCTATCACTATATTATGCGTGGGAGGGGCATAATATCATATAAAAATAAGTACCAACTATTTTTTGGTTAAAACGGATTTTTTCCAGATTTGTTATCAATCATAAAAAGAAACATGGAGTCAATTGAAGCCTTGCTTGATAATCTAACGCACCAGCTAAAGATCTGCGACATAATGCTCAAGCAGCTGACTGACAAACTAGAAGAAGTCCGGCAGAATACAGTTCACCACAAGCGCCGGCGTGTCTGCCGCGGTTGTCAAGAAGATCAGCCCAATCAGCTCGCTCACTATGGCGGCTGTATTCCTGATCCAAATGAATGAGATCACGAAAACTGGTTCCCTTTCGGTCACGAAAACGGATTTACTGTTTTTTAATGGATGATATCAAAAATGGCTGCCCCGGAAGATGTTCAAAACCTTCGCGCAGCTGTAATGCGCTACAAAGCCGCTGATGACCAAATCCGCGAACTCAACAAGCAAGTGTACCCTCTGCGTGAACAGCGCAAGATCATTGAGCTGGAGATCGTTGACATTGTCAAGCAGCCTGCTTACGCCGCATTTACAAAGCTGGACATCCGTGAGGATGGTTCCAGCATCAAAATCATAAAACCCGGGTGGAATGCCGCATGGTCTCTTTCGAAGATGAGCCTACGCCACTACTTGACCCAGTACTTCCAAAGCACTGGGGCACCAACCGCTGATGGCTGCTACCGTTATATCCATGACATTCACCTTGCGACACTACGCAAGAATGATTTTGCCATTGAACGTGTTGTTCCCTCAGCAGATGAGTAAAGACCCAGTTTTTTCGTAACAAAAACTGGTTCCCTTTCAGTTACGAAAACGGACTTTCCTACTGGCATCTATACAAACATAAAAGCAATGGAAGTTCCTATCTATAATCCGTACAACCCTAGAAATCGGATGTTTACCCAAAAGGATATACATCTGATTTTACATAAGCATGATTGTTCGTATTCTATTAAAAATGTAGAAGTCTTCCAGAATGCTATGATCCATTCATCTTATGTAAAAAGAACCGAGTACACAACTCCACAGGGTGACATAGCAAAGTTAGCTGATCGTCCGCCCGACTGTCTTGAACTGTTCCCAGAATCTTATGAACGTCTAGAACATCTTGGTGATTCAATTTTGGGAGCAGCTACAGCTACTTATCTTTCTATCCGGTTCCCAACACAACAAGAAGGATTTCTTACCAACCTACGCAAAGAGATTGTATGCAATATTATGCTTGGAGAACTGACTAAAAAGATCCGCCTAAATGAATTTTACATCATATCCAAGCACAACGAAGAAGCTTGTAATGGTCGGTATAATGTTAAGAAGTTGGGTGATATTCTAGAAGCATTTATTGGTGCATTGTGGATTGATTGTGAATATAACTTTCAAATAGTATATCCTTTTGTAATCTCTCTAATTGAAACGTACATTGATATTCCTGGGATTCTTCAGAATGATACAAACTATAAAGATCAACTACAAAAATTCTGTCAAACTAGATTTCATTATACACCAACCTATGCTATGCTGTCATCATTTGGTAATTATACGATGGCAGCAGTTGATGGCAAAGGCAAACAAATCGGTGTTGGTATTGGTACAACTAAAAAGCAAGGAGAACAACTTGCGGCTAAAGATGCTTTAGAGAAACTTAAGACAAGTTAATTGTGGTACGGGTTTTAGGAATACGTCGTGAAAGTAGTTCACGTTGAGTACCACCAACAGACATATCATCACCTTCAGGAATTCCTTCAATTGCCCGCAAAGCTTCAGCTACACGTTGTGGCTGATCGGAAAACTGTAGTAGTAGCTGAGTACGAATAATCTCACGACGCAGAGGAGGACGTGAAGTACGAACACTACGAGATAGAGTTCCTAGACCATTGCCTTCTAGCATAAAGTTGTCTACTTGATTATTTCGCATAAATCCCAAAATATTCTCAGAAAGACGAGCTTTCTCATCTCGAATAGCTTTTTGCCTTGCCTGTAGTTGGCGTGATTCATCATCCAAAGATACCCATGACTGAATCACAGTTTTGATTTCCGTAGGGTCCTCCATTTAGATTTTACATGCCGATGTCTTGAAAGTCGTTTACCACCTTCTATACTATCTGCTAAGCTACGAAGTTTGCTGGGAATAGCAAGGCTACTTACAAGCTCTTTTCCCTTTGCTTGAATGTCTACTTTAGGTTTAGCAGCCTGTTCTTCTTCAGTTGCTAACAAATCTGGAACTAAAGCGTCGACACCATCTGCCATTTCATCTCCAAGCAAATTACGTGTTGTACCAATCAGCTTCTGTCTCTTTTCTGCTACACTTGTTAAGATCTTTTCGCCTGACATGGCTGCACTATTCAGTGAATTGCTCAGGAATGGAATCAACAAGAATGATACGGTGAATGCTTGGCCAAAATGATCACGAGATAGATGAATCATCATCGCAAGACCTACAAATATAGATGCGATCATCCAACCAATTACACTACCAATTGGTCCACCCTCTGGTAGTCCAGTAAGACCTACCAATGTTGGTGTAATTTCTTGTATAGATTTTGCTACAGATGGTAATATAGCTGTTACTGAATCTAAGGCAATTGAAAGCAAGGGACCAAATGTCTCATCTGATTCAATAGTTTTCAAGATAAAAAAGTATGGACTTACAGTATCTTCTACATCTTGTAGAAAAGCTGGCTGCCATTCGTATAGGAAATCAACCCACTGCCTCAAAGCATTATCTAGTACTTCTGGACCGCCACCCTTTTTAACCAATAGTTTAAAAAGCTGAGCTGATTCAGGCTTTGAAAACAATGGAGCTCCGTTTGATAAAACATCTCTCCGTAATTCATCAGCACTCTTAAAGGGATGGGTATCTAGATATTCGCGTAGATCAACAAATCTGGAAATATTTCGTGCTAACCCAGCATTACCAGACTGTTTCTTCACATACTTGTAGATCCTGAGTTCCCTGTCATTTAAAGGATTATCTTCTAGGTTCCACACCATTATTCACTTATCTAGAAAACAAAGAGATGGAACAAACTGAAGAAATTCATTGGAACCAACAGCTGGAAGAAATCCTTTCCCAAGAAGGTGAAAGAGCTCTTTGCTATTCTTGGCTGCACAACAAATCCCAGGCAATGGTAGCCAAATATGACACAAATATCGCATTACCTGTAATTGTTCTATCAACTATTGCCGGTACTGGATCTATTGCCTCGCAGTCACTTTTTGCTGGTTCTCAAGTGGCCAGTGTAGCAATTGGCATAATCTCCCTAAGTGTTGGTATCATGAACACTATCTCAAATTATTTTGGGTTTGCTAAAAGATCAGAGGCACATAAGATTTCTTCGATGACATATGCTAAAATTCATAAGTTCATTGTTATTGAACTGAGCTTACCTCGTAAGGAACGTATGAAGGCAAAGGATATGTTAAAGATCATCAGAGAACAGCTTGAACGTCTAGCAGAAACAAGCCCACAAATTCCAGAGCATATTATTGCTGTTTTTAATGAAAAGTTTCATGATCAAAAAGATGTTTCAAAACCTGAGATTACAAATGGATTAGATCCTATTCATGTTTATGTAGAAAATTCGGAGCAGTTCACACCTAAAGGACCTACTGTAAAAATATTTGATGGTTCAGGTGCTCAAGTTATACCCGAAGCAGTTAGGCCTCTTATTAGCCCCCCTACTCCCCAAAGTATAGCTAAAATTTCCATTCCCGGTCGCACTCAAGACAGGTCACAAACGTCGTCATAGGCTCATCTGCTGAACGAGTCTGCATTTGATAGTAATCGCATTTAGACTTCTTCTTGCAACGCGAACAGTACAAATGAATAGCCGCACTAACATTCTTTGAATACAGACGAATTTCTGTTTCAAAGATCTTATCAAGTGCAGCCTTCCAACGAGAGGGACATAGTTCTTCTGCTGGCATCTCTACAAATGCCTTAATATCTACTTCTCCAGACAGCAACTTCTTTGCCCAATTCTCTGTGTTTGCTACACTACCATCAGTACGCAAGTTCTCATACAGAGAAATTGCCTTGCTTCGATATGTATTCCAAAATACACGGTTTGCCCAATCAACATCAATTCCATTCATCTTACAGTAGTTCACAATACTATAAAGCAGCTGAGACTCGAGTCCAGTTGCTACTTCAGATGATGTAACTTCTGTAAAGTTCTGAACAACTTTGTCTCGGATTGGACATGATACAAAGACATTCTTTGTCTTGGTAGTCTTTACTGCGACAGGTACAACAACTCTGGGTGCTTCATCAGGTTCTTCTTCCTCTTCTACAACTTCTTCCTCTTCGTCTTCGATCACTTCTTCTTCATCATCTGACATATTAAATGACCATTCGTGGTACAAAGTCTCATAATCATCTACCTTAAGATTTACGTAAGATGATACTGGCTTCTCATACTCATCTGTATCGGACATAGTAGCAAGGATAACTATTGATCCCGAATATGACTCTTCATCTAGAGGAGATGGTAACATGTGTTGGTTCGCATCCTCTTCTTCATCAGATACTTTAGCAAAGATAGCTAGCCACCTATCTTCCTTTAGAGGATCTTGAATCTTTCCTTGAAACTGTATTCCTGCTTGTTTATACTTCTTACGCATCCATTCCAGAACATCAGTTGTCTTTGCTGGAATGGTAGTCTCAGTTAGTGACCCATTAGGCTGTACAACTGTTGCTACAACCATCTTTATAGATATACACGTTTAGACAGTAAGTTCCATTTTCAAGTAATGGCTCGCTACATCCCACCAAGTCTACGCAAAGATAAGACTGAAGAGGAAGTTATCCAAGAAGTTCAGACCCTTTCTTTGAATGACTTTCCTGTACTTGATGGACTCAAACTTGTTGACAATACACCCAAACTTGAACAAGCACTCAATTGGGAAGAAAAGCGGATTCAAGCACAAATTAAACAACGTACAGATGCTCGTATGTCCGAACTCAAGAAACTACGCCAGGCTCAAGAAGCAGAGGAAAATAGGCTTATATTCTCTTATGCTGCTAAGGCAAAACCTGTTGTGCCAATTGTACCCAAAAAAGTAGAAGAATCAGAACCTGAAGTAAAAGATCCTGATGAATGGATTGAAGTTCGCCCAAAACCTCGCAAAATGAGAGCACAAAAGGTATTTGAGGAAGAAGAGAATGTTCTACCAGAACTATATGTAGAAGAGGATTAAACTTCTGCTCCACTACCCGGAATGCGAGCAGCTAATCTAGCAGCTCTTTCAGCCGCCTTTTTTGCAGCAATATCTTTGAAATGTTGAATTGCCCATGGAACAAACCCAAGTGTCCATTGATATATCCATACTATCACTGACCAAATGTAACTTAATACCATACTAAAAAAGTTAATCACATAAGTCCAAATCCACATAAGCTTCTCTCGTGTCCATAGTGCCCAACCCTTCGCAAACTCTGCCTTAAAAGGTGCTGTATCGCTTCCTTGTTTTCCATACACATATCCTCCTACTACTAATGTAATGGCCATAATTGCCAATGCCAATCCAATGTATCCATACTTATTCACATAATCATTTTTGTCTTTGCTGAGCTGTCCCAGAAATGTTGTAGGATGTTTTGCTTCCTCAAGAGCATCAGCTTTTGATTGGGCTGTGTTATTTTTTAAATCAACTTTAGAGACATCCTTTTTAGCTACATTTACTTTTGTATTGCCAGTCGGCTTCAAACGTAAGTACAACTTATTATCATGAGGCATAACTCCAGGAATATTGTTAGTGTCATTAAAAAATACTTCACGATCGCCTAAGCCTTGGATGGGTCTTGATCCAGCCTCCGCATTTCGTACTAAGTATGCGAAGTCTCCTTGATCCATATTGATCATAGACTTAAAAACAACCCATTCGCAAGGTGTACAAGGAGGAACCAAAGTTGAACCATCGTAGATATAATAGCTTGCCTCTGGAGGAACTAATGCTGTTAAACTCCAATCACGCATAGTTAGTTTCGTATCACCAGATGTCAAGGCATATGGTACAAACTGCTTAAAGAAAGAGAATGATGCTGTTTGTGTGCTATTGATCCGAAACAATGTGCTCATACACATTAGTTCGCCAGTTGGTTTCTTAAAGTATGCAGTTACTTCACCATCTGCTTGTACACCTTCAATAGTATGATGACTTGGGTGATTTATGGACAGTCCTTGGCATACATATGATTCACCACGAAATTTACAACTCCCAAGACTTGAAGAGCTTGATAGAATCAGAGCTTCATCCGAAACAGACACATCTGCTTGCGTTACCATTCCATCATCCATGACAAGATCGCATGACAAGTTACAAGGTTTTGCACCAGACTGTGATAAATTAATAGGACTCTGTTTAGCTGATGAACAGCTTGGTGGCCATGTGGTTGTGTTTGAGAATATACTCATTTATATCCATACTAGGTTTTGTTACGAAAAGCATCTCGCATGAGATATAATAAGGATGGGTAATATTCAATCAGCTAGTCCAAGCGAAGGCATTGGAATTGGAATTGGAATTTCAGCTGTACTAGCCGGTGTTGGGTTTCTGATTTGGAAATACATGTACAACAATGATACAGCTGCTTCATCCCAAATTGGAGAATTGTTAATGCCTACGTTCAAACTTCTTCTGAACATAATGCCATTTTCTTTATTTGCGTATGGATTCGCAGGTGATCTGATCAATCAAGAAATTAGACTAATGGTTCCTTCTGTAGCAGCCCTAATTTCAATCATTCTAGTTTCGTTGGGCTCAAGAATTTTTGCGACAAATGCTGGATTAGATCTATCTGCCTCCGATTCTTCTAGTACCGCATGGTGTACACTACCAGGTCTTGAGGCATTGGAGTCTCCCTATATTCCGAATGCTTTCCTATCTACATCTATTATCGCATTCTACTATGTCTGCTGGAGTGCTGAAAAGAACTTCAATAAACTGAGCATTATGTCTTGGCTACTATGTATTGTAGCCATCCAATGGACATCATTCAATTTTCTATCAAATTGTAGATCGTATTACCGTCCCTTCTTTGAGGGTGGTAGCATCTTTCTTAACTTGCTAGCTACACTTGCGATTGGTGCCATTATTGGGTCTATGACATTTGGAATAGCAAAGTCAATGGATTACAATAGATACAATCCATTCAACATACCCGCAGTTGCTGCTGCTAGTGGATGCCCAGATGGAGGAAAAGTTGAGTTTCATACTGTAAATGGAGTCGCAACTCCTTATTGCGCAAATACTGGCAATCTAGCAAAGTGTGCTAACGGATCAGTACCAATTAATGGTAAATGCCCCTTTAAAGGCTCACAATCAGCATATGGTGGACACTCTCAACCCGAACAAGGAGGTGGGGATGAGAATACCTTTACTGCAGAATTATACAAAAATGGTCAGCTTGTCACGGACTCTCTTCAGATTGCGTAGCGTTTCGTAGGATACGATAGTAACCCATCGCAACAGTTCCAGAGTGTGATTCAACTCCCTTTGCGGAAACTGCAACCACTGTAGGAACAATTTTCACACCATACCTCTGAGTATAACCTTCCGGATCGTTTTTGATATTTACATGAATCCATTGAAGACTTGGGAATTCTTCTTTCAAGTCTTCAATGACTGGCTTTAGTGTCTGGCACGGAGCACAAGTAGGTGATGAAAACACATAGGCACTCATTCTTCTTTTATTACTGTAACTCCTTCTTTAATTAAACCAGACGTTAAGCGGACTACTCGCGTTGTACCAATCTTCTGTACTACGGTTTCACATCCGTTTTTCTTAACTGTCTTTTGAAAAGCTCCAAATAATCCAACCTTCAATGCCTGCTTATCAAGCAGATCAAAGTGAGTCTTACACCATTCGATAATCTTTGCCTCTTCAATTGGCGGTCCCATTATAGATAATGCCAAATCTGGAAATATTCCTTCCGTTCGAGAGATAACCTTTACATCTGCTTTCTCCATCAGCACAGAGACCGCCATCTTATCTACAATATCATTGTTTACACTTAACTCGTCCGCCTTACCAGTATGTGCCTTCACATAGGTAATTGTGTAATCCTTAAACTTGGTTAAACGCAAGGCTAGATGCTCGATCAGATCCCGATGCTTTACATCAGTTCCTTCAGCTGTACGCCACTTATTCTTCATCCATCCCGGAAGCCAAGTTGTAAGACAATTTTTGGAATACATAGAGTCCGTATAGATCTGAATAGATGTCTCAGCGGGTGAACCACACTTCTCAAATATAACATCTACAGAATCATGGATTGCCTTTAGTTCAGCTCGCTGATTTGTCTGCATCTCTGATTCAGGCATCTTAGTAGCAAAGGACCAATCTTGATTATCTGGGAACCAACCAGCATATCCAGCCTCAGCATTTGCCTTACCATTTGCTCTACAGGCTCCATCAGTAAATACTCGGATCATACTTCCTTATATAATGGCTCGTGTATATAAGTAGGCATTCGTTTTGTGATACAACGACTTAGGATAGCCGACTGCAAAGAAGTTGGATCTTCTACATGAAACCACACACGATTCTTAAATGATCTTTGCTCTAATTGCCGACGAAGCATCTGTTGACAAGCAAATGTCAAAAACTCTGCATGCCAAATCATTAAAACACGTATTCTAGTTGATTGATGTTTTGGTACACTTGTAATCCACATATCAAACCATGGGGCGAATGTCTCTACTGAAAATACAGAAGCTGCATTTACTTCCTCAAATTCACACACATTGGAATGGTCTTGTTTGTACGATTCCCATGCATCTTTTGTAGATCTATCATTCAAAGGTTCAAAAAGAACATAATGTGGCGGAGGAAACTCCATTAACTTACTTGCTAGACTCCTCTGTAGACCCCATTACACGCTTAACAGGAATTCCAGCATCAACAACATACAAGCTATTCTCAGTCATCACAATGTAGCAAGTCTCACACTTAAAAACGCTCTGGATCGTCGAGGTATATTCGTCATTTGATTTTACTAGGTACTTGGTAGATCCCTGTACACCAATACAACACTTCTTCTCTACACTATCACGAAAGTAATCAAAATATATAGGCTTATCCTCATCAATACTTACTTGGGCTGCACGAAGCAATACTGTAGCAGAAGGAACAGCCATTTATTGAGTCATGCCTTTTCATTTTAACATGCCTTAACGCATTTCATAGCATCCTCCAGCTTGAATCGAGAACGCATATTTAGGCTCGGGAGTTCAGGACGAGGCCGCTTCAAAATCGTATCCACACTGCTGTGAATCAAACCACGCAACTCAATAGCCGTCGGCTTCAGAAGCTTCGCAATCTCAAACAGGAAGTCCGCAAATTGCGTAACATTCTCTTCACTCTGCTCACTCTTTGGCTGAACCAAAGTATCATTCAAATCTTGGATAACTTTTTGCATTGACTCCTGAAGTGCCTGTCCGGTAACGAGCTCTCGGCTATACAGATGGGTCAAGAATCGAGCATATCCACGACGAACATCTTTCTGCTTCGCCCATTCAATTACCTTGTCGTTGAAATCAGCATCCTCTACTTTGGGAAATGTTAGAGTCCCACTCATATCGTACAAAGTTCCAAACATCTGTACATGCGTCTCTAGATCTTCAGATACTTCAGGAATTACCGTGTTCAGAATTCGTGCCAGATCAGCCATCACTCGAGCAAAGGCTGAACCACGAATAGCCTTGTCAAATAGCAGAGTAGTAACACGAAGGCGAAATTGCTGGTCACGAGACTTCAGGATTCCAATTGCTTCTGCAGCCAACCTCTCCATATTCTGATCCGTAATCTTGTTGAAGATGCCAAACATCTCGTCGTAATTCGGATCTGTTGTCTCACGTACTTTGCGTACAATATCCATAATAATGCTTGATCGCCAGTTCTGACTGTCAGTTGGCTTCTTGGGTACATACTTCGCCCGCATAGGTCGTACAGGGCGATATGCGGCTGGTACCAGACGTAGTCTGGCAATGTTCTCCTGAACTACAGCCGGCAGCGGTAGCTTAGGGCCGAAGCGGACAGAATAAATAAAAGCGTTAGTGATCATTGTATTACTTATTAGAAGTCAACATGAAAACGAATTCGTTTTCAACCTAAACAATAGAACCTAATACAATACATAACTATGGATCCCACAAAATTCCAGCACACTTGGGTTTTGTGGTATCATGACCCTGAGAATAGGGATTATTCATTAGCCAGCTACATCCTGGTATCCGAAATAACAACTCCTCAACAATTCTGGAGTATCGTTGATAATATCCCCAAAGAAGCATGGGAATGTGGAATGTACTTCTTCATGCGCAAAGGATTTCCTCCCCTCTGGGAATGCAAAGAAAATGCGAATGGTGGAGCTTGGTCAAAGAAGATCGATGCCTCACAAGCACAAACAAGCTTCATCGATCTGATGGTTCATTGTTGTTCCAATGAACTTCTAGTAAAGAATCAAGATTCACTAGTTGGCATTTCAATATCTCCCAAAGGCCAATTTCATATCATCAAAATCTGGAATCTGTCTACTGCCGTTTCAGAAAAGTCCAATCTGAACCCCGGACTCACATATTATAAAGTAACTGATGATGTCACGTATACTTCCCACAAAGCAAGACCTAAGTAACAACAAATGACAAAAGAAGAGCTAATAAAACTTCTTAAAGAAATACTAGTTTTTTCAGTAACATTCCTCTACAAATGGATGACTACTGATGGTGAAATATTAGGCTACATTCTTGCTGTTTTACACGTACTAATTTCTACTACACTCATGATATGTATTGGATTATCTCATACGATTTATCCTATTTGGCAATTCAAATTTGGTACTTATATTTGTATGGTTATGGTATGGTTACAACACATATTTTTGAATGTTTGCGTATTCACAGTAGCAGAGATCAGCTTGACAAAAATAGTTCCTCCATCAAATATTTATCTATCATACATTTTTAGCAAATTACTTGGTACTAACCTATCCGAGGCAATGGCTAGACTTGTTATGGGAGAAACAATAGCAGTTGTATTTTTTACGCTTGAATTAGTTTCACTTTTTTCAGAACATATTTATAGTCTATATTGTATACAATTGTGATGTTTTATCGTCATCCAATCTACCGTATAACACATATCATTTTTGGGTTCTTGGGTTATTTCTATCCTAAAGTACTATATGGTACAATAGGATATCAATTACTTCAATATATTCTAAACATACGTATCTTTGCTTTTGAGATGTCAATCAAATCTGGAAATTCAATAGAACATACTGCTATAAAACTTATAGAGGTTGGTATTGGATATTTACTAGCTAAGTTGTACATGGCATTAGACAGAGCTTAATCTCGCCAAGATTCGCAACTACATATCTGATCATTAAGAACCAACCATTCTTCATATGAACCTCTAGATTATTACACAGATTGGTACACTTGGTAAACAGTACCAAATGAGGCAAAGAAAACTGACCACTCACAATCTCCTCAGAAGTCTTTTTGTGGATATTGAACTCTGCTTCGCCATCACCCATAATCGTACTACGCGAAGCGAAATGTCCCTTACAGTTGAATGTCAGCGTAGATCCAACATTAGTAATCTCAACAGTCTTTGCAGAAAGAAGTGTCATATCGCGACAGATCTTCTGGAAGTCCAGCGAAGGCATAGTAATACGTGTACTAAACTCAGTGTCAGGTAGCTGAAGATCAGGCTCATCACGATCAAGTAAGTTTAACTTATACTTGTGTACTTGCTTCTTCTCGCCGTTCTCCATCAGGATACCAAGTGAGTTAGGATCTTCCTTATCAACGTAAAAAGATAGAGTATCGTCATTGGTTGCTGTCCGAACAATTCTGTAAAGGTGATCCGTGTTGACACCAATCACAAACTTGGGCGTGTTATGATTATAGGAATACTTCTCAAACTTATCTGCATGAAGACGAAGGTGTACAAGAACTGTACGAGTATTATCCATAGCTACCATACGGATACCATCTTTGTCAAAAAGTAATGACATCTCTACAAGAATAGATCTCAATGCCTCGATCAGAGTCCGGACAGCTCCAGTCTGAACAGTCTTTGCTTCAACAGTATACGACATTTCTATTTCTTCTGTGGGTGCGTTTAAGTTAAAAATAGGGGGCCCTAAGGCCGATTCACTGTGCGAAGAGAAGTTTGATCCGGTTCGTAATGATAGTGGCTACAAGGCTCCCGATAAACTCGTAGGACTCGTGCCATGCGAGAACATCGCATTTGCAGCCAAACTCGCACCCTAGGCAGGGAGCCAGATTGGTACATGTGGGGCACGGGTCGTTTGTTGTAGCAAGGATGGCGGCGATATCTGGGGGGATAATGCTCGACATTGTAGCAGTTAAGAACCATTTTCTATAATTTTGAATTCCATTTTGAAGAAAAAAGGGGCATATAAATTTATGCCAGGGTTGCCATGCGGCTTCGAAGGTCGTTCACCGCGTCATGTGCCTCAGAGAGGCGTTGCGCATGGCGGTCCATCGTGTCGTTATCGGCACCGGCAGTCTCTGCGTTGTACTGCCGCATTCGCGCATGAAGCACCGCTTGCTCTGCCTCCTTCAGCTTGAAGGGGAGAGACTCGCGGAGGTAGCGGAGGTGGAGTTCATTGTCAGGGGCACCGGAGATCTCGTTTGCGTAGAGCTCGAGGCCGTGGCGAAGGATGGTCTGAACGACTCGCATCGTCCAGCCATGTGATGCACCAGAGTGACCCTGGTACGTCATAGCATTGTAAATCATCTTCAGCTCCACCGGCGGGTGGGAGAACATGAAGCCCCCCTCGCCGGGCTCATAGCCCTTCAGGAAGTCAACTTGCTCTTTAACATTTGCTGCGTTGATGACATCAAACACCATCTCTGCCTGGTCAACAGGCATGATAGCGGTAAGGTCAGCAAGTGTGGGCAGGGCCATGTTAGCAGTTAAGAACTATTTTTTACAATTTAGGATTCCGTTTTTCTACGCATAGTATGGTGCTTCTTTGAAGATACAATACGCCCATGCTTATTCTTGATTAGATCTTCCTTGCGTAGACCACCACACGTCTTCTCAGCTGAACCATTGAACACCATTCTGCGTGATCCAACTTTTAGAGTTTTAGAAGGCATTTATATTTTAAACACAATTGAATTCTGCTATCAGAGCTCAATTGTGTTTCCACATATAATTATTTTGACAGCAAGGATAAGTTCTCGACTGAAGGGAGAAGTTTAGTTGCTGTACGCTAGACCGCCCATGCCAGACATTACACGCAGCACGTTGTAGTTGAGGGCATACACGCGTACCTGGGCCGTGCGGAAGCCCGTAACCGTGTTGAGGGACACCGTGAGCTGGAGCGTCGCCTTGTCGATACGGGAGAAGTTGCAGGTGCCGCTGGGCTGGTGCTCCTCCGGGCGTAGAGCAAAAGAGTAGCAGCAGATACCCGTGGAGGGCGTGCGGCAGTGGTGCTGGTAGGGCTGCACACGGTCGAAGTAGGAACCCTCGCGCTCCGTGAAGCGGTCCTGGCC